CCTTATAAAATAATCGATATACCTTGCAACAAGCACCCCGCCATTGTAAATCTCAATATCGGCGCTTGTTTTTGTTTTATTTGTAACTACAGCGTTATCTCCGGCAGTTGCATCCAATACAAACGGAATAAAAGCCGGGATAGAATGATATTCTTTTTTATAGGTTATGGTTGTTTTAACCGCAGGAATTGAAACGCTTGAAGCTGATTCGGCTATATCCGGCATATCGACAATAAATCCAAACGCCGTAATAATCGGAGTTGTCCCTACTGCGGTTGAAGTCAGTTTGATCCTAAAGTTAAAATATCTTCCGACATATTTTTTACCGCTATCAAAATTTTCCCACCCGGAATATACCTCGCTCTCATCTGCTACGTTTATTTGTACTATTGCCAAAGTCCCATTCGGTTCTTGTTTGCCAAGATTGACAAAGACAGAGCATTTCGCTTCACTCAAAACATCGACGATATCAACGGCGGCAATCGTATAATATCCCTCCGTACTTTCCTCTGATAATTCAAGCCGTTTCAGAGAATTGTCAAGCGATACAATTGCATCGAAATCTTCAATATCATCAAAAAGCATTTCCTTGATCTCGGTGCCATCGCAGCCCCCAACCCAACCGGCATCATTTTCATCATATTGAATAACAATATTGGTATTTTCCAGCGAATTTTCCACAACGACACTTTTCCATCCGCCATATTTCGTCCTATAATAAGCCGCTACCCAATACGTCCCATCACCCATGATTGGATATTCATTTCCGGTTGTTTTACCTAAGATTTTGGCATTGTTAACATCGACTCCTTTTCTTGCCTCATAGCTTATTGAGCGGGGGTCTGATAATAAATCCCAAATCAAATATAATTGATCGTTTTTGTATAATAAACTTATTCCGGAAATATCTCCCGGAGCAGATTCGCCGACTATGGTATAACTTTTTGAAGCGGTTGCAAATGGATTTCCAAAATAATCAAGAGAAGTTATTTTAATTATATATGTATCTATGGCCGAAACTTTATAAGAATATGAATTTGTTGAAATATCCACTTTAGCAATTTGAACCCCATCAATATAAACCAATGCCCCATAATAAATTTTTCGTGATGGAATCCAGCTAATATCAATCCAAATATTACCGCCAAGATCAACATGTTCCGATATGGATATTGTTATTGTTCCGGTGTTTGCTCCACTATCAACATCGGGAACTTCTGTATCATCTTCGTAAACTTCTTCAACATATTCAAGCCCCGAAATAGTAGCAACCATATCATCAGAACGTTCGATCCGAGTAACGCGAAAAAGTTTTGAATCATTTCCTTCGGTTCCAAAGCTGTAAAGATTATATTGTTCCGGTTTGGTAAATCCCCATCTAGCTTCATAAATATCTGTTGGCACGCTATCGCAGACTACAGTTGTTTTTGTTCCGTCGAAAGAACTGTTTGAAATGATCGCTTGATAAAGATCTCCATAACCAGCATAAAGAATTAAATCGGTTTTTCCTACAGGAAAATCAGAAGTCAAATCGCCTTCTACTGAAAAAGAAGTGCTATCAATATAAGTTGCCGCCGCACGATCGTTAGTAAACGCTTCGGTAAAATAAATTCTTGTTCCTGTAACTGGTCCATTTGAACTGTCAAGAGTATATCCAGCTCGTCCAAAAATAGCGCAGCTTACAATCTGCTGAACCGTTTTGCTAATAATCGTATCATCCGATAAAGTAATCTTGGTAATATAGATAGTTCCTGGTGTTCGTTCAATACCGTTTATAACTTCTCCGAACGCATCAATGGTCTTTTCAATTTCAATCCAATTATCACCGACATTTACAATTCGGCCCCCAATTCCCCATTTTGGAGTAGAAACCGCTACGATATCGCCTAAACGACACGAAAGAGAATCAATACCACATTGCCATTTTGCGGAACGATAAATATATTTATTAAGTCTTAGTTGATATTGGGCATATTTCCAAGCAACCTCCAAGCTGCTGCAAGCCTTGAGATATATTGATGTTGGATTGATGGTTTCCGCCTCATTGTAATCTTCCCCATAGGCGGGAAAATATTGCCGTTTAAAGTCCCGATCAGCATTTAGAAATGACACTTCCAAAGCATTGGCCCGTTCACTCTGCCCAACAAACTCGCCTTGAAATGACTCCAAAACAATGTTTGAATAATTGAACTTTTGAACCATGCTGCCGGGGAAATTTGCCATAACGCCGATCTTTGTACCTAATTGACATATTTTCCCGCGCCCGATGGTTTCAAGCGGGCTTAAAGCATCCCAAAGCGTTTGAGTTTCGTTGATAAAATAGGCGCATGTTATTTCATATTCATCACAATAATCTGCCCATTTTTTAAAATCGGCGTAAAGAAACTTATCCGCCGATATCCGTTTAATAACATATTCATAAGCTGAAGTGTTGATGTTATAAAGCTTGTAACACCCATGCAGAATGTCATAACAAGCCCATGCTGGATTGTTAGCTGCTTTTTGTATATATGATCCATCTCCCCAAGGATCGGTTTCGTCATCTGGAACCCAAACATAAACATAACTTCGCGTTTGATTCCAAGTGGCATTAACGCTTCCGCTCAATTGGTCGGTAGCTAAAGCCTTTATTGCCAAAAGGATTTTATTTGGCCGTATAAAATCATCATAAGTTATAGTTGCAAGTGATATCCAATAAGCGGCATTAATATAAGATGTCGAAGTTCCGCTTTTGGAAGTACATCGCATTCTAATATCATATTGTGCTTCGGTTACATCATCTAAGCGTTTGACGACATAAAGAGGTTCATTTTGGCTGCCGCTAATCGTCCATGTATCCCAATCAGTCCATTCGGTATCGGTATAAATTTTATATTGCGCCTGAACGGTTATGGATGTCGTTTCTAAAGAACTATCGCTTTTTGCGTGATATAATCCGGATGAAAAACTAATAACAATTTCCAATCCGCGCCCTATTCCATTCGTCTGATCGGTTCTCCAAACCGATTCTTCATCGGGGTCATAAGATAATTCATATGAAACGCTTTTGACATCATAGGAATCATCAAAATTAGGAATGACCGACTGATTATTTAGCCCGGCCCGTTTATAAACAATTACATCATCATAATTATCTAGATCATTATCGTTAATTTTAATGTTGGTAATGCCTGTACAATTATCATCCTCGCCGTCCACGGTATAATCACAAGGTCCTTCGCCGCCGCATAAAAGGACGTTTAAATATTGCTTACTGCCGTCGTAGGTTATATATTGACTAATAATCTGTGCTTGACCATTGGCACCTACTTTGATAGCGCCATAGGTCATTTGTACCGCACCGCCTTCGCGGTCATTGGCTTCAACACTGCCCCAATCATAAGTGGTTTTCGATTCATCCGTATCGTTTCCAAACCAAAGCTTCATGAGATAGCCACCAATAAGCATTACGCCTATAGCCCCAACCCATGAAGCCCATCCCCAAGTAGCGCCCCCGGCAAGGAAAGCTCCACCCGCTATTACATTTCCAACTCCCATAGTTGTAATGGCCAGTGCCAAACTAGCAACGGACGCTAAGATATTTTTTCCGAAATCTCCGCTGCCGGAAAATTTCGCCCGGATCGCCAATGTTTGATCTTCGTGAGGAATAATTGATCGCGACTCTTCAAACGATATTAGCTTGTCATCCAAAACAATGTCATATTTTCCATTGGAAATATAAGGTTTTACAAGCTCAAATATAGGTTTATCGGGTTCAATGTCTTTGACCGTCCGTGTATTCCAATCCAATTGATTTTTTATTATTGTTAATTTCATTTTGCCACCTCGGAATATAAAATCCTTGCTTCGCCCGCTTCCAATATGGATGGTCAAGACGTTCAATTGTTACTCCGGTTTTTTCTCGTGCATGAATAAATTGGCATTCTCCCAAATAAACCCCAATATGATTGACAAATATCCATTCATTGAATTTAAAAACCACCAATGAAGGCATTGGCGGTTTAGTAACTCTTTGATATTTAATTACTTCTTTTTGATATATGGAATCAATTTGGCTCGAATTATGACACGACACTCGATAATCCGGTAGTTCCTCCCCGGTTAAACGTCGCCATACCTCCATTGCCAAATGCCAACAATCATATCCAGGCCCGGTTCCTTTATCGACAAATGGAGCTCCGATGAGATCATCAAGATTCGACATAAAAACCACTTCCAATCGTCGGTTCGCCTCCGAATCTCGCGCTATTGTCCAATTCCCGGCACCGTTTCAAACTCCGGTCGCAATCGGTTTCCGTCCCGCTATATCCACATTCAATGCCGGGAAATTGATAGGGACAAAAATCCCGTTTAAATGTTTGCAATGGTATCCGGAAAGAGGTTATGTAATCAGCCGAAAGATGTAGTTCAATCCATGAATCATCATAACTGATTGACGCGATTTTCATTGTTTCTTCGAAAGCTGCTGCTTCATCCAAATGTTTTGAACTTACGACGCTGATTGTAATGGTTGAATTTATCGCGCCATCCGTTTGATCGATGTAATTCATAATGATTCCGGTTAGATTTGAAACTTTTAAAGTAAATTCAGTAATTTCTCCTTTGGAATCTTCCAATGTTATTAAATCCATCGAAAACGGAAAGGCGGCATAAGTTTCTCCGCCATATACTATATCTTCATTGTTATTACAGACTCGTATATAATAAGTATTATTGACATTAATATACAAAAGAATTAATTCAGCGCCCCCGGAGGAAAGCCGATTCTTTTCAAGGCGCTGTAAAAGGGTTAGCTCGTTCGGCATTAGACCTGCACCACCTTAAAACTTACACTCCACCAATACGGCTGAGTAAACGACGGTTCCCCTAATTCCGTCATTCGCGCTTGAAATGTTTGGTTGTAATATTTGGAGTTCGGATCGTTGCAGATCCAGTCAAAAACGACCGCCGAACCATAAATGGTATCGCGGTAAAAATCTTGAATCTTTTCGAGATCTGCATATGAAAGCGCCGTATAATTAACGGAAAACGTAAGGCGCGATCTTGTGAACCGTGCCCTACTTACTACATAGCCATCCGACATTTCTGTTGATAAACCGGCGTCTTCGGGAATAGGTATTATCGACACCGGAGCTTTTGTTAAAGTGGGAAAATTTGGATTTGCCATTACACCACCTCATCCATTAAAGACTTTTGAAGAAATCTCTGCTTCCGCCCTTGTTTTTGGCAATCGAATCCATGACAAGGGTGATTATTTGGTTTCCGGCAGAATCGGTTTTTTTTGAAGCTATTTTCCCAGTCATTGGATTCCCACTATTATTAATCATATTAAACGTAATGTCGCCGCCGCTTCCGCCGCTTTTGCTATTTCCACTCGATTGGTTATTAGGAAATACTGTAATTCCGGAATTTCCTCCGAAAATTGGCTCTGGCCCATGTTCTCCCGTAATTCCCCATTGACCCGGAGGAATATATCCGCCTGAAGCAAATTCCCCGGCAAAAATAGATGAAAACCCTGAAGTCCCTGCTGCAGAAAACGAATTCGTTGCCGCCATTGCCGCTGCCGCCAATGTGCCAAACGAAGTCACTAAATTGGTTGAAACTAGTTGTAACGCCGTCATGCTTGTAGCCGTCGCCGTAGTCGTTGCCGCAAGTGCTGCTTTACTTGCGATTTCCGCTGCATCGGTTGTTTTGGAAGTCCCTCCGAATAAATTGTTCAGCCAACCTCCAAACGAACCGCTCAATATTTTTTTTACAAAAGCGTTCCCAAGCATATTAGTAACTGACCTAGTTATGGAATCGAGGAAATTCGTCAATACGTCTTCCAGATCGTCAAAATTTCCCTTAATAATATCGAAAAAGCCACTTTGAAATGATTCGGTCATTCCCGATACAATGGTCGAAGCTATGTTCTGTACCCCTTCGCCCCATTGCTGAATTTGAGCTTTGGCATCGTCGAGGCCTTTTTTCCAATAGTCGGAGAAGGTGCTAAGAGTTGGCTGGTTTAATTGATAATTAATCATCACATTGGAAAACTCAAATCCGGATCTTTCCCTTAAAGCGTCATTGATTTTATTTTGGATTTCAAGTTGTTTTGTTGTATCTTTTTCTGCGTCTCTTTGGCGTTGAAGTTCGGCTATATCGATGTCAACTTTTTCGATTTTTAAATCGTTAATCTTTTTTTCTAGCTCGGCAATTAACTTTTTGGATTTCGTTTCGTCTTCAAGCCGATCGGCTAATTCTTTTTGGTTCTCCAACTCTTGAATTTGATCTTCGATCTTGCCTTTTTTGGATTCGATCTGCTCCGCCCTTAATTTTTCATCTGCGTCTTTCTGAATTGTTGCAACGGTATCAAGAAATTTTTTATATTCCAGCATATAGGCATCGGTTCCGGCGGTAAGCGTTGCTTTGGTCCGTTCCCATTTGGCTTCCTCTTGTTTTATTGCCGCTTCGGTATTTTTGCCCTGATCGGCAAGCGCTTGGGCTTCGAGTTCCATCTGTAGGGCGTTGGCGCTGGCCTGATCAATCAAAGTCTGCTTGTCTCGTTCAGCGATAACTCGGTTGCGAT